TTGCCGCTCGTCGATATTCTGGCCGAAGAGCAGCGCGTTCTTGGCCAGGGTGTCCATGGCTAGGCCGCTGTCGGGATCCGTGAACACTCCCGTCATCTCGCCCTGTCGCTGCGCCCGCTCCATGGCAGCGTTGGTCTCGCTCATCGACATCTGCCGCTCGGCGATGTCGAGCTGGCCCTTTTGCAGCTTCTCCAGTGCCGCCTGGGAGCGCTCGGCCAGCGTCTGCGCCCTGTCGAACTCCTCCTGCCGCTGCACCAGGGAGTCATCGTACTGGCGGATGGTTTCCGCGAGTTGCTCTTGGGTAAGGCCCAGCTGCTGGGCGAATTGATCCTTTTGCGCGTCCGTAGCCGCGTCGAACTGCCGTATACCTTCCTCGAACTGCTGGACGCTCAGGCCGAACTGAGAGGCGAACTGATCCTTGGTCGTCGCCAGAGACTCGTTGAACTGCCGGCGCGTCTCCTCAATCTGCGTCTCTTGCATGGCCAGACCGGCGAAGTACCGGGTTTCCTCGCTGGCGATACCGATATCGAACTGCCGTATGGTCTCGGCAAGCTGATCCTTAGTGACGCCCAATTGAGCCGCAAACTGCGCTTTCTGCGTCTCGTTGCCGACGTTGAACTGTCGGGCCGTTTCCTGGAACTGCTGCGTGCTGAGGCCCAGTTGGGCCGCAAACTGGCCCGCCTGCTGCTCGGCCTGGAGGTTGAACTGCCGCTGCTGCTCGCCCATGGAGGCCCCGAATTGCGCCGCCTGCTGGGCTGCAGAGACGTTGAACTGGCGCATGCCTTCGGCCAGTTGCTCTTTCGTCATACCGAGGGAGGCGGCGAACTGCTCCTGCTGCTGGGCCGTACCGACGTTGTACTGGCGCCGGGCCTCCTCGAACTGCTGTGTATCGAGACCCAACCGAGCGGCGAACTGGCTTGCCTGCTGCTCGGCCTGGAGGTTGAACTGCCGCTGCTGCTCGCCAAATTGGGCCGTCTGCATGGTCTGCCCGAACTGCGTCTCTCCAATGCCGGCAGCCAAGCCGATGTTCGCCCGCCGATCCGCCTGCTCCCGCTCGATCTGCGGCACCATGACGGACTCACCAATGCCCTTGAAGGTCTTCTCTGTCAGATCGAGCAGATCCCCCCTCCGCTCGCTGCCGAAGCGCAGGCCCTGGGCCTCGAAGTACTTATTGGTCGCCTCCTGCTGCTTGCCAAACAGATCCAGCGCCGGCTTGGCCCGATACCGGAAGAGCCGGTCCCGCTCTGCCGGATCGACCTCGCCCATATTCAATTGGGCAGCCGCCTTGGCCGCCTCGTCCATGATCGGGGGCGTAGTGATGGGAGTGTCCCCGATGTTGGTGGGTGTGGTCATGCCGTCATCCTCATGCCGCCGTTTTTGTGGGGCAGGTGGAATCCGTCGATGACGTGCGGCGTGCCGTCAGACGACTCAACCAAATTGATCTTCATGTACCGCGCGTCCCGATCCACTTTCGTATCAGCCTGCGTTGTCGTGAACTCCGCCAGAGTGGACTCATCCAGCACGAACCCCACATCCAGCTCCGCACCGCCGGCCGTCACTTTGAAAGCCCTCTGCAGAGGCGCCTTGCTGATGGGCGTGGCCGTCAACGTGAACGTTATTCCCGTAGACGCCTCGATGTCGAGGATGAGTTGCCGCGTGTAGGACACCCCCGGCCAACCGTAGTCGAGAAATCCCGTCTCAAGCTCCGTTCTCACCAGGGCCCCGTCATCAGTCCAGCTCGAGTTGGCCAGCTTGTGCCCGAACGCCTCGTAGGGCACGCCGTCGTAGCCCAGAACGATCGTGCGCGGGATGCCGTTCGCGTCCGGCCAGGAGGCGCCGCAATTGAACTCCATCTTGCCGCTTGTCTGAGAGGGCGGGAAGATGGTAAACCCCTTCATCTGCGTGTTCCAAACGATCAGCGCGTTGTGGGTAGTGGAATCGCCATAACTCACCAGCCACATCACCTCGTTCCACGGCGCGCCCCGGTCCAGTTTGGTGACATTGAACCGCCTCGACTGATTGCACAATTGCCAGAAGGTCTCAATCTCTCGCCCGATGAACTCGGACGGCCCGTGCGCCTTGCGTATGGCGTGAATGCCGCGGTCCCCGGCATAGTAGGTCACGCCGTCCTTGGTGATAATGGACGCGCGTGACACGCACGGCTCGGAGTCCTCCACCGGAAGGGCCCGCCAAGTGGATCCCTCCAGGGGGTTGAACTCGAGCCGGAAGATTTCCTCGTCGTAGAACAGCAGCATCACGTCTTTGGAATGCCGGTGAAGCGCCAGGGGCCGGGAGCCGCGACTGGCGTCCACGGTTTCGCCACCCCCAAAGTTCAGCGTGCCGTAGGCCGCGTGTCGCAGCCCACCGTAGGTCAGCATAAGCGGATACCCGTGAAAGGTATCGAAGCCCACTACGTTGGCCACATCAGCAGCCTGCAACGATCCGTCGAAGGAGCGCAGGGTCCGCACTGAATTGGCTGTATTGCCATCCCACAAGATCGGCTCGTCCGTAGCGTTGGAGCCCAGCAGCCACTGGTCCGTGCCGTCGTTGAACCGCCCCCAACTCCAAATCAGGCCCGCGTCCTCGGTCAACGTAGCCGTGCCCGAGATGTCGATCCACCGTTCGTTGGCCTTGTCCAGCGCCTTGATCGCCGTACCTGCCACGCCGACATAGGAGTAGGTCGCACCTTTCTTGTGCACCGCCGCGCCCTGGGCGGGCACATCCCCGTTGATCTGCTGAGCGACGTAGGTCTTGTACCCGTACCGCTTCTTCGCACGCCCCCAGCCGATGAGCTGATACCCCCGCATCAGCGCCAGCTTACGCTGGCCCCGGTTGCCAAAGATGGCCTGATCCGTGGCTCCATCGACGTTGTTTTCGCCACGGAAGTGGTTGAAGGGGTAGGGAATGCGACGGACGGGCATCAGGCGTACCGTTTCACCAGCTTCACGAGGAGAGGAGCCACCGCCTGAATAGCCTCGACGACTTCCCGGACGATCTCTTGCACCTCGGCCGCGCTGAACTTCTGATCGGCGCGAGCGTCCCGCACGACCACGTACACGTCGTGCAGTTCCTTAGCGGCCTTGCGCACCTGCTGGGTCTTCCACGCGGCCCAGACGGCGACTGCAGCGGCGCCGAGCGTCTTCCAGCCCACCAGCCCCAGAATCGTTTCCATGCCCTACTCCTTCACGCTATGCGCCCACGCGCCCACCGGGGCACCCGGACGGGTTCTCTACCTAACGGCACGTCGTCGTATCCCCGCAGACGAGTGAGCCCGGCCTGCTCCCACTGCGACAGCAGGACCTGGAAGGCGGAGTCGTCCTCCGTCTGCAGAGCATAAATCATCGCCACGTTCACCAGGTCTATGTAGAAGTCATCCGGGAAGAGAAGGTCCACATCCTCCCAGTCCGCACTGGTCACGTCCTCCCCCGCATAGTAGTAGCCAGCCACCCCGGCAGTGCCGTAATCGGCGATCCACGAAGCGGAGGGGTTGGGAGCCAGCCAGAGGTTCGGCCCCATCATCGTGCACAGGTCCGGCCCGCCGGATTCCGTTCCGTCCTTCCACGCCGGCCCCAGGGTCCGGTCAATCTGCTCCGGCGTCTCTTTCCACTCCACGCGGTGAGCGCCGTAGCGCACAGAGTCCCCCTGGAGCTTGCGGAAGTTGGACAGCAGGGTGCGCAAATTGTACGCGTAGGTGCCTGCCGCCAGCGCAGGCGTCGTTGCCGTAGTCAGGCTCCAGGCGGCCTTGTGGCATCGCCAGTCGTCGGCCTTCTGGACGTGCAGGATGGCCTGCTTGGTCCACTCCTTCACGTCGGAGTCGTCGTCCGAACCAGCAGTGCTGACGTCCTTGTGGGCCCGCACGGCGACGGAACCCATGATGTCCTGCCCAGTGAAAGCCATGGTCTACCCCTGAGCGGCAACGGCCGCCTCAACGTCCCCCTTGGTGATCTTGCCGCCCTCGCCCGTGCCCTGAATGGTGGCCAGGTCGATACCGCGCTCGCGGGCCAGGCCCACCGCCTGGGTAGTGGCGCTCTGCGCTTCATCGGGGGCTTCTATCGGCCGAGAGATCAGCCCGTGCTCCCGCAACACGTCCTCCACCACAGCCCGCACGCGCTTCTCATCGTCTTTGCCCATCTCGTCCGTGGGGATGACGAAGAAGCCGGGCGGACCCTTGCGAATCGCCTCTTCCTGCATCTCGCGGGTGGAGAAGTCCACAATGCGGCGCCCGTCCTTGGGGCGAGGGTTGTACACCGCCTGGCCGTGCTTGAAAATGGTCTGTATGACCACGTGCGTCGACGGATCGGCGGGGTTGTAGGCGAGAGTGCATTCAACTGGAAATCCCATGTTAATTCTCCGTGCAGGGCGAGAGCCCGGAAGCCCCCGCCCTGCCTGTGTAGAGTGAAGTGGATCAGCTCAGGCGGTCCATCACTTGAGCGGATACACCGTGGTGATGATGCCGGTGATGAAGGTGGTATCGCCGGCACTCGCGTCCGGGTCGATGTGGAAGCGAAGCCAGCGGGCGGCCTTCATCTGCACCCGATCGCCATATTCGCTCCACGTCACCCCAGCCGCATTGCCGGCAGCCAGCGCCAAGGCGGCACTGGTGTCGATGAAGCCCGGCTGCAGCGGCTCGGGCCCCATCAGCCAGTTGGTGGTGTCCCTGGCTGTATTGGCCGAACCGCCGACCTGCGAGCCCTTCGTGTTGTCCACGCTGTAGGCGGTGCTCAACTGATGCCACGGCCCGGTCGTGTCGCTCTGGGCGCTCACCGAAGCATAGATGGTGAAGTCGCAGTCATCGTTCTTGCCGCGACTGAGCCACGTTACCGAAACCAACTCGGCCCCGGCGATGTCGATGCTTCGGGTGGTATCGTTCAGCGTGCCGGCGACGATGGTGTCGATCTTGACGGCCACGGAACCCGGCACTGCGCCCGACCCGTGCCACCGGATGGTATCGGTGAGAATGACCCCAGTCTCCCGGGAGGACTTGGTGACGAAGTAGTCTGCACCCACGGCCTGCGCGGTGAACAGCACAGTCAGGGCCAGAGCGATCAGAAGAGGGAATCGTTTCATGGTATCTGTCCTCCCCCTTTAGGCCGCGGTTTCGGTGTACAAGGCCCAGATCGCGCCCCCCTGCCACAGGGTCGTGCCAGACTGCGGGGCGAAGTCCAGACGGAACCACCCGTTGATGGCCTTGACTGCCAGGCCAAACAGATCCTCGTACCGGTCCTCCTTGCGGCGAACCAGCTTGGGACGCGAGGTGATCCCTTCGCCGATCGCGTCCGCACCCAACAGGATGCAGCGCCGCACGTTGGCCGAAGCCGAAGACGCGCGGATGCGGTCGTACTTGTACACGAAGATGCCAGCGTAGTAGCAGTCCGCGAACGAGAACATGGGGTTGCCCATCTTCTCGGCGGCGCGCTGCCAGCCGCTCTCGTACGCCTGCCGGAACGTCTCGTCGTCCCACAGGTCGGCGTAGTTGAACGAATGGCACAGGAGCAAGAAGCTCTCCTGGCCCATGGCGCTGCACGGGTTGATGTTGTTGGTGGCTGCCCAGGTCGCCATGCGCCGCAGCTCGGCGGCAGTCAGGCGATCGGAGCCGTTCAACTCACCGTCCGCGCTCTTGCGGTTGCCGTACTGCAGGTTCGCAGCAGGCGGGTCGCCGGTGGAGACCGACAGGCCAGCGACCACATGGGCGCTGTACTTGTCGTAGGTAGCATCCAGTCTGCTATCCTCCATCTCCGCCGCCATCCAGTCGGCGAGCAGATCAGCGCTGCGAACGGTCATCTTGAATTCGCTGCGCAGATCCTGGACCTCCGGAACGTCGAAACTCGCAGCGTGCTTCATCTGCTCGACGTATCCGATGGTGTTAGACAGTGCGGGCTGCTCCTCGTTGTCGATCATGTTGCCCGTGGAGTGGGTATAGGCATTGATCGACCGCACACCCGTAGCCGCAGTGCGGTTGCGAGTGAGCTGGAGGGCCAGCCCGAGGCGCACTTCCTGAGCGCGGCGACCGTTCAGCTTTTCCTGGCTGACGATCGGTGCTCCGGCGCGCCTCTCGAAAGAGGGCTCGTCACCCACGTCGGCTCTCACCATGCCCTTGGCGGACAGCACCATGCGGGCCTGCGTTTGCCGGTGCAACTTACTGGACCACGAGATGCGGACCAGGTTGTTGCCGTGAGTAAGCCCGGTGACCCAAGTCATTACTCGGCTCTCCCGGTGAGTCGTGGACGGTGGCGCGCTACCCGTCCGGCCTCAAAGCCCTGCCTTGGATCAGTCGTCACTCCGGGATCGCAGGATGCTGGTGGCGCCCTCTTCTCCGGCTTCTCTGTAGATGTGGAGCATGACGGCGTCGAGTTCCGCTTCCGGCAATCCACTGACGTACGACTCCATGGCCTTAGGCGACAAGGTCAGGGCAAAGTCCGCCTTCTCCTTCGGTGCCGCAGTTTTCGCGGGGGCATTCCGGGCCATATCTCTGGTCAGATCACCGCTGGAGCCCGCCCGTTTGAGCCCGTCCTTCAGGCCCGTCTCGGTCGCTCGCTCCTGCCAGTAATCAAACCGGACCACCCGGTCCGCCGCCTCCACGGCCTTCTCGGTGAAGCGGATCTTGCCTGACGCCGGGTCTCGCTCCGCCAGCCCAGCCTTGGGCAGACGTAACGAGGTGTCCATGTACGCGATCAGGTCGCGGGTTTGCTCCCCAGTGAGCGGGGTGCCCGCGTCCTTCATGCGCGCGATGTAGGCGTCCACGGTGCGCTGGTTTTGGGTGAAGACCCCCTGCGCGGCAGTCGATACGGCTTGCGCCGACTCGGTTGCCCGTCGGGTGCTCTCCACCTTCTTTCCAAGCTCTCGCTCGGCCTTCTTGAAGCCCAGGTCCGCCGCCTGCTGGAGCTTGCCCTGAAGAGCCGCATTGAAAGCTTCAGGATCATCCACAGGGTTCGGCAGATCGGCCGTCGTGATACCGGCCTCCTCTACTGCCTCTACCTTGGCGTCCGTCCTCCGTGCGGGTTCGTCCAGTGCAACCGCGCGCTCCCGAGAGAAGGCGGCCCGATCTGCTTCCAGGGCCTCCTTTTGGGAGCCCAGCGTGCGACTTGTCTGGGACATCTGTTCAGCCTCGTGCGTGAGCTTCTTCCGCCACCCGGCCAGGTCCTTCAGTTGCGACACCTCGGCTTTGGGCAGCGAAATCATCTCGCCGTCGACCTCGATCTCAACGAGATCCTCGTTGGGGTCTTCGTTTTCCATCTGCTCAATCCTTTCAGCGCATCGCGCGTTGGCCTTTCGGGGGCCGGCCGGCCCCCTACCTCAGCACACGCGAAGTTGGCCTGGTTGGGCCATGGGTGAGCCCGTCCCTGGCTGGC